GAGCCAGAACGTCCGGCGAGGGTGCGCTGGAATTTCTGGTCTGCTGCATCTGGAGAAACATCTCCACGGGTACGTCGCCTGAAAGCGACTGTCCCAGAACATGCGTGACCAGCTTGATGAGGGTATCCTTGCCATTGCGGCCATGCTCGCCCCAAAAAATCGTGAAAATATGATCGCGCCGTTCGGTGATGAGGCCATACCCCAGAAGCCGCCAGATAAAATTGACAAGCTCTTGGTCGCCGTCCATTGATGACAGCAGGAATTTATTGATTTCCGGGCATGGGTCACTTTTTTTCAGCAATTCCGGGTCATATTCTGTTGCTATAGCGTTGAGTATATATTGTTCTGGACGCCCAGGCGACAATTCACCAGTGCGGAGGTCAATCACACCATTCGGACACGCCTTGATATAGTGTTGCTGGTCTATGAATTTTGGCAATATGACAAGAGGGTCACGGATGCGCCTGACCATTTGCATCAATCTCTCCTGCCCATTTGTGTCCCGCAAGAGGTTGACGCGGCGTAAAGCTGCATCCGCAACGCTTTGAATTTTTCCTTTAATGTCCCTGTCTGTTTCTTCAGCTGCCTCCGTCTGTTTATGTTCTGCAAGCCGTAGATACAGTTCACATACATCCTCAATGCGTTGAAAAGCTGTATCGTAGTCATCTTCTGCCCAATGGTGGCCAGCCCAAACCAAAAATCGTTCCCAGTATTTGACATAAACCACCGAACCACGATGCAGACGGCAATACAGTTTTGCATCACCCACCCTGTTTTCGTTCAAGTATCCCTGCAATTCGTCATCAGATATTTCCAGCTTGGCCACGGCCACGGGCTTCGACTTTTGGGCCGCTGCCCCCTCAGCTTCGGCCTTGCGCCGCGCCTCGACCTTGGCCCGCATCTCGTTTTTCTTGGCTGCCATTGGTTAACCCTTTGATATATTTGACAACAAAGAAATGTTTTAGGCGTGACAAAAGACGCCGCCCCATTCCGTTTTTCCGCTGATTCCGTTCCGTGAATCGCGGCCGAAGTCTGGGGGTGTTCCGCCCTTGCTGACCAGGGCGTTCAGAAGGACCCGCGCCACTTCAAACATTTGATGGCGTTGCCGTCTGCTCAGTGGACATTTCTGGTTCGATTGCTTTTTGGGGTGGGGGTATAAGGGGGCGGCCCCCGCATGGTGGGCGGTGGGGTGTGGTGGATTTTCAGAGATGCGGCAGGAAGGGACATGCCGTGCGCAGACGCACGAGGCATCCTGCAGCACAGTGGAGATGGGGACGGGGAGGACACCCCGACAGAGAGAAGGATGGAAAGACTGTTTACAAAAATCGTTTACAAATCGCACTGCACTTTGTTGCATCTGACTGCTCCAAAGTGCTTGCGCATCCTGGGAAACTCAATGGCGGTAGGCAATGGCACACGGCTTTCACGCCGTCAACAGCGGTTCAAATCCGCTTGGGGACGCCAAGAATTTCAAAGGGTTACGCAAGCCCTTTTTTATTGAACCCGGTTGTTTACAGGGTTCTGTTTACAAAATGCCTCGTGGGCCTCTACCCCACGGGGCATTACCTTTTCCAAAAGCCCACTCACAGCCTGGCCAATACCACTGGAACCAAGGGCGTTTGTGATCACGTCCTGACTCTCGTACATCCCGGCGCTGCGGACATAAATATCCGTGGTCGTGGCCCGGTAGTGTCCCATCAACGTCTGCGCCGCGTTCAGCCCGCCAGCCGCAAACGTGATGGCCGCCGCCTTGTGCCGGAGGGCATGAAAGCCGAACGGCTTCACCCCCGCCCTCGCGCAGAGCAACGGCATGAGCTTGTTCCGTTGCTTGAAGGGCTGCCCCTTCGCCGCATCGTTCTGGAGCTGCATGAACACATTGTCCACCTCGCAAGGCCGCACCTCTTTCCACCAGGCAAGAGCCTTGACCAGCTCCGGGTGCATATCAAGCCAGCGCACACGCTTGCGCCCAGCCCCGGCCTTGTGATCTGTCAGACGGATACGGCCTTCCAACAGGTCAACATCGTCCCAGGCAAGGCGAAACACCTCACTGCGCCGCGCCCCCGTGTAATAGTATGTCAGGAGCATCACGAGGTCTTGCCCCCGCGCCTGGCGCAGCACGGCGACAACATCCTCCTCCGGCGGCACATACCGCTCCCTGGAATCCACGGGGAACGGCCTGATGCGTTCCAGCGCGGGCATCTCCTGCGGAAAGCCCTCAACGGCGTCAACGCCCCAGTGCCAGGCCGCCAACAGGTTTTTCCTGTAACGGTTGGCCCTGTCCGGCCCGCGCTCGTCAGCCACGTCCGAAAGCCACTGCGTGAGCATGGGCTTCGTCATGTCGGCTATGGAGGCAATACCCTCCTCGCGGCAGTAGCTGAAGAACGCTTTCATTACGGTTCGCTTCTCGACATAGGTTGAATGCGACATGGTGCGCTCAACATGCGCCAGATACCGTTCTCCCCAGGCCAAGAGCAGCTCGAAGGCCGTGAGGGTCTTCCGCCGCTTCTCCTGAGCTTCCATCAATTCCCTTTTGCGCTGCACCTCCCACTGACGTGCCGCAAGCCATTCCGGGCCGTTTTTCTTGCCCGCCGGGAACAGCTTGCTGTCCACTTCCCTGCCGGCCACTATCACCCTGGCCAGCCATCCGTTGCCTCTGCTCTTGAGTTTCGTCGGCATCGAACACTCCAATAACGGTGCCCCAGCGAAACCTCCACTTGCGGCCTATTTGCCTACCGCCAAGCCGAGAGGCTATCCGCCGCACAGTCCGCGGGTCAAGATGCAGGACTGCCGCCACCGTCTTGAGATCCAGGAAGTCGTCAGCTTCCGGCATGGGCGCTTGCCTCGCGTTTCTGGAGAGCTGCATATCTTCGACGTCGCGCCGCCTTGCGCCGACATTCTGCGGAGCAATATGCGGCGTTGTGGTAGGCGGTGAAAAATACCTTTCCACATTCTGCACACTTCACTGCCGTTGGATTACGTTTGCTCTCCATAAAGGGAACCTCTTTACCGTCGCGCCTGCTCAAAATGGGCACAGGCCGTTGTAGACCTGTCAAAATTGTACTTCATGCAGGGAAAATGCCGCCTCCAGTCAATATCGCAATGGGCGCATTGAACGCATGATTTTGGAGCTTTTGAACAGTGCATCTCATGTTCGGCAGCATCGTCATAGGAGCTAAAGTATTCGCCACATCCTTCGCATGAGTAAACAATGTCTTCCTCGACATCATGATTATCCCTGCACTCTTCCGCTTCCGCCTCATCGTCATACTCTGCACGGCACACAGGGCAGACATACACAACCTTCTGGACAGGCATGGCTATCTCTCCGTTGTGGCTTGGCGGGCGGCTTCAAGCCAGCACCGCTTGCAGGGCGTCTTTTCATCTGGACGCACGGTGGCGCAATTCACCCCACGGGGGCGTTCCGAGGGGCATGTGGGACACGATTTGCTCGCAGCTCGTTCGCTGGCCAGCCAGTCCCGCTCCCGCTCCACGCGCTCAATGTCGGCACGGCGCGGCAAGGCGTTCCATTCGTCGATAGCCCCTTTTTGTCGAAGCGTTTCCGGCCCTTTCATGTTGCAATAAATGCAGGCCGCGAAAAACACAGGACCTTGCTCCCCCACAAAAACATCTGTGGCACCGCAGGCCGGACACGGCTTCAGTTCTGGGTCAGTCATCTTCCCCCTCCTCATCGTGGTAGCCGTGGCAGGCCATGCAGGCCGCGAGCGTGTTGACGGCATTATCCGTGTGTCTGCCCACGGCAGTCCAGAAGGGTTCCTGATAAAGCATGTCGAGCGTCACCAGGGCGTCGGCCACGGCCTTGGCCAGTTCGTCGGTGAGGTCGGGGCGGGTGCGTGTGGCGTCGGCCAGGGTCAGCACCTTCAGGAGCTGGTCGCGCAGTTCCCGGTGCTGCTGCTCCGAGCCGTAGACGCGGATGGCAAACTCGGACAGGGGGTGCGGCAGGACGTGAATGTGCGGATTTTCCATTACTGCGCCTCCCGCATGGCAAGTTCATTTGCAAGCCGACGCTGACGCCGCACGTCATGCCATTGCAGCAAGAGTTCACGCACCAAAACAACAATTGCTACGGCTCCCACAACAATCCCGATGGCATAGTAGTTCATGCAGCAACCCTCCGAGAAATAACGCCGCTACCTCTCGCGGCCATGAGCAGGGGCAGTATGGCCATAAGGGCATCAAACGAGAGCCGAACCCGGATTTGCCGACCGTTGACCGTGAAAATGTAGGTATTTTGCTTGACAGGCTGGCGACTGCTGAAATAGGCTGTTTGCACGTTCTTGCTCCTTTTTGGAGTCCGCCCCGGTGCTGTTGCGACCAGCATCGGGGTCTTTTTATGGGCGGCTGCCCTGTTGCGCATTCTTGGCCATTTCCATGACGGCGAGTATCGCGGTAAGGGCCTCCTGCCCTTCCTTGCCGATGCGCTCGGCCTCTGCGGGCGAAACGGAACCGTCCTCCAGAGCGCGGGCGGTCTGCCCTGCGAACTCGCCAAATTCCCTGATGCTCTCCACAAGGCCGCGCGTCAGCTCGTGTCCCTTCGCCTGAGCGGGCTGCAACTCCACAAATACACCGCCCAGCTCGCGCGCCATGTGGTGCATGGGGGCGCGGCAGTCCGTGGCCTTCATAAGCGCCAGCATCCGCTCCGCGCCCAGCTTGTGGCCGGGCTGGCGCGACAGCTCGCTCATCATGGTGGGGTACGGACAGCCGATGACCGCGGCGACCTGTTCCGCCGAAAGGCCGTTGGGCGCGGTCTTGACCATCGCCTGGCAGAGAGCGGTGAGGGTGTCTGACATGCGTATATTTCCTCTTGGTTAGCGTGACTATGCCGCCGCAGTCCTGTAGGGTGCAGATACGGCGCATCCTGCATTCACGATGCGGCGGCGGGTTTCACCCTGCCAGGCCGTGGTGACGCAGCAAAAAGCGTCGGCAGCGCAGCCGTGGCGCATGGCGTCCCTGCGGGCGACCTCATTGAAGGCTTCCCAGACGCCGGAAAAACTGCCCGTGATGTCGATATCCAGCGCGGGACACTGGAGCCGCACGGGCTGGCCGACGACCGTCGGGGCTATGGGGGAAAGCAAATAGCAGTAGGAAACGGCGGCCATATCGTAAGCATTGCCCCGGACGCGCTGCCGCATGGACTCATGGGACAAGGAGCCGCCGAAGCAGAGCCATGACGCCTGAACGCCGAACACGGGACGGGCCGGGGCGGCGGGCCTGGCGAGGTCAAGGAGGGATGCCTGTCGGGATATGTTACGCATCAGTACGCCCACCCCTGGGACGCGGGCCTGGGGTAATGTCCAGCGCCGGAGGCAAGAGTTCCGCAGGAATGCCGAAATCCACCAGTTGGCGGTGCCGGCGCGTTGGGATGCTCTCCGCGTTGAACCAACGGGTTACGCTCATGGAGCTGCTCACCCCTATCTTCCTGGCAATGTCCACATTGGTGATGCCCGCCCGCCGCAGCCAGATGAGCAGCCGCTCTTGCCTAGTGAGGTCAGTTGGCGTTAAACTTCCCATTGTTCCCATTGTTATCCCTCCATGCTAGGAAACCTACCATGCGCATTCCGTTGATTCTTGACCGGCTACGTGACATCCTCAAATACTCACAGCAGTCGCCTGAAAAAGCTCTCCAATATCTTGGAACGGCTGAATTTCTGCTTGATTTTCTTCTAAAAACAGCCGTGGCAAACAAGATTGGCAATATTACAGGTGTTAAAGAAAAGATTCGTGATATCCAAGACGCTCTATACATTTCCGCTGGCCTTCTTAATGAAACAGATGGCAATTCAGATCCCATGCACTACGCAAGACAGGCGTTAGATGTTCTTTCATTCAAATCTTTACTTGGTGAAAAGGAAGAGCTCCTGAGATGTCGCATCACCAATACCCATAATTTGCTACACGAGTAAGAGTATCTTCAGCGGCGTGTTTTTTTGTTGATTTATATATTTCAATCAACCCGCCGATGTAGTGTGCATTGTAATCCACCTTGCGGGGATCGGCCGTATGGAGATGTGTAATGAGCAGTTCCACAGCTAAAGGGAAATCTTCCGCAGGATTTATAGAGCATATGTATGAGGCATCTTTGGAAGAGAGCGTCTTCTGGTCTCTCTCCCACAGCAGCAAATTGTCATACAGAGCAAGCAGGTTTTTCAAAGCCATTTCTGGAGCATTAAAGGGATGAGGATTGGTATTAGCGCAATACGGCCCGTCGCATATAGCCACAAAGACCTTGGGCAGGTGCTCCATGATGGCCGAGTAACCAGGATGGTCATGAAAAAATTCTTGGGACTCACAAGGGCTTGGTTCGGGGTTCAACATGGCAACATCCTTTGCGGGGCGCATCCTTCGCGCCGTTTTGGTTGCTCTCGTTGATGAAAAAACTATATCCAATTTGGATATATGTCAACGATAAATTAAAAATCATCTCCTAAAATTTTATGGAACTGTTTGAGCGCATTCGCTATCTATCCGAAACAAAAGGATATTCTTTGGCAAAAATTGCCAGACATATCGGTATTACACCGCAAGCCTTTAACAAATGGCTCGACTCCAAAAGCCAACGTAACTTATGGGAACACTTGGAAAAAATCCTTTCCATATTTCCTGATGTCCGCCCAGAATGGCTCTATCGCGACATTCTCCCTGCTTTTCACGATGGTACCGGACCTACTGCACAGACCAACCCAGAAGTGGAAGCTTTGAAAAAAAATCTTGTCCAAAAAGAGGCGGAACTTGACGAGGAGCGCGCCCTCAACCGCAAGCTGACCGCTCGCCTGCTGACCGTAACCGGCGGCGCAAGCGAAGATACCGGCGATGTCGCCAAGGCCGCCGGGCACGAATAATCCCATTTTCAGGAGGCGGCAAAGGTGAATGAAGGGCTTGCGGTGCTTTTCCTGCTGCTGGTGGCTGTCTGCGCCATGCTGGCCGTGGCCAGCCTGCTCACGCCAAAGGCGGCAGGTCTGCTGCGGCAAAAAACGCGGCTACGCGGCTTTTTGGCCTGGCTTGGGCTTGGGCTGGTCTTTTTTGTGGGCACACTTGTCTGCGTACCCAAGGATGGATCGTCCGTTTTCAAAACGCCGCCCCAGGTTGCCCAGGTTCCCGCGCCTACCCCTACGCCAAAAGTAGATGCGCCATCGCCCAAGGTCGAGGCTCCGAAAGCCGAAGCGCCAAAGGCAGAAACATCTACGCCTGCGGCCAAGGCAGAGCCTTCCAAAGTCGAAACAGTAAAGCCGGCTGCCAAAGAAGCATCCATACAGCTTATCGGCTTTAAGGAAGTTTCTGTGGAAAACACCTCAACCGGCAACCGACGGCGCGCACAGGTCATGCTTGTGCTGGCAAATCCAGACGACAAGGTAACGCCGGAAGGTCTTGCTTCCACCTGCATGGGGGCTGCCAAGTTTTACGCTGAGCAATACGGGTTGCAGGCTCTCTCTGTATTTATTGATGACGTTCCAGGCGGAGATTGGCGGTCAATGCGCTTGGCAAACTGTTCGTATTCGCCGGATCATGGCGGGTGGAGCGGGTCGCAAGGCTGGAAGTGGGAAAATGTCCAGGCCGCACCGCGCGGGACGACAAAAATTGAGCGACAAATAAAGAAGTTGTGGGTACAGTGGCGAAGTAAATTTCAAGTCAACGGTGCCACAGACGAGGAGGCTCTCTCGGCTGCCATAGCAAAAAAACTCAAGATCAAACCAGATGCCGTAACATTGATGCCTTTTCTGTTAGAGAAGGTGGACCCGGCAAGGCTGGAACATGTTCCGCCGCAGAAGCCAATGAAATAACCAATGCTAATCCGTTTAGCTTTCCTTACACTTCTACTCCTCTTGCCAGACTACACCCATGCCTGGCCTGCCAGGGTGCAGCAGGTCACGGACGGCGACACGGTTGTCGTGCTGGCCGCAGGGGACAAGGAAAGCCCCATGCCCTTACGGCTCTACGGCATTGACGCGCCGGAAACCGACCAGTCGGGCGGCGCGGCCGCCCAAGCCCAGCTTGCCGCCCTGCTGCCCGCCAAGGCCAAGGTGGAAGTGCTGCCCATGACCACGGACAAATATGGCCGCGTGGTGGCCCTGATCGCGCGCAAGGGCGTGGTGGTCAACGGGGTGATGGTGGCCACGGGAAACGCCTGGGTGGAGCCGCGGTACTGCCGCGCCCGCCTGTGCAAGAAATGGCGCAAGGCGCAGTCTGCGGCGGCCAAGGAGAAAAAGGGGCTGTGGGCGGAGGAACGCCCTACGGCCCCGTGGGAATGGCGAAAGGCGCAGAAGCCCTCCAAATGACGGGGGGAGGCCAGCGCCTCCCCCGCCCTTCCTGCCCTATATGCTCATCGGCAAACCGCACTGCTCGGCCCGCCGATTCCGGGCGGCCTCCTCCCTGCGGCGGGCCTTGTAATCCTCCGGCAGCCAGTTCTTGCCCTGCGCTGCGGCCAGGTTGAATCGCTCCCACAGCGCCCTGTCAAGAAAGTGCAGATGGAGCGTTCCCTTCTTGTAGCCGTGCATCTCAAAGTATGTGCTTTGAAACGGCATCCCGCTCAAGTTCTCCCCGACCTTGCGGCAGTGTTCATCAATGGCCGTGGTGATGGGCACGGGTACGCTGGCCAGTGACTTGCCCTCCAGCGAAGCGAGGGCGCGGTCGATGTCGCACAACTCGTCATGCTTGTAGTAGTTCAGGCGGGGGGAGCCGAAGCTCCAGTTGATGCAGTTCGGCAGCACAATCCGCTGATTCACCTTCCATGCGTCGTTGGTCAGCCAGCCCTCGACATGAATGCGGTTCTCCTTATGGTAGCGCGTCATGGTGTCGAAGGCGTCAAGGACGCACTGCTGCATGATGCTCTCGCGGCTGTTGATAAGCGTATCCAGCAGCCCCATGATGTTGGCGCGGCTGAACGCCATGCGGCTGTTCTGTTCCTGCAGGTTTTGCAGTTCCTTTGCAACACCCTGGCTGACCAGAGAGGAAAACTTGGTCAGCCGGAACACCGTACCCCACGCCTCGCGCTTGAGGCCCCGCACGAAGGTGTTGTACGCCGCCTCCTGCTGCTTGGCAGTGTGCGCGGACAGCAGGCTTTTGGCGGCGCTGGTGAAGGCCTCCAACACATCAGAGGAAAGCTCGCTGCGCTGGAAGCGCGTGGTGTAATGCCCCAGTTCCATGAGCTTCGCGGACACCTCCAGAAACAGCTCGCGGGCATGGTCATAATCGGTCACAAGGTTGCCTATGAGGTCGCGGGTGGCGATTTCGTTATCAAAGAGCGTCCCGTCCTCAAAGCGGGCATACGGGTCGCTGTCCGGCCCGGCCTCGAAGCTGAACGCGGCGTTTGCGGCCTCCTTGCGCAACTTCACCAGCATCACGGGTACGTCCGTCTTGCGCTCGGCCCTGGCAAAGCAGCTTCCCAGGTCGGTTGTGGAGCCGTGTTCCTCTATGATGCCGGCCAGCAGCCTGCGCTCCGCCGTGCAGAGGTTCTGCAAAGTCTGCGCATTGAGAAGGCAGCGGATTTCGCCGTGGTCAAGGATGTCCCAGGCGTGGAGCAAATGCTTCACGCCGTCCGCGAATGGTGGATTCATCAGGATAAGGTCGTACCGTTCATCGGGCCTGAACTCCAGAAAATCCGTGCCCACCACGGTATAGCCCTTGCCGCGCAGGGTGGCTTGCAGCTCAACATCCATCTCGACGCAGTGGATGCGCTCGCGGACGCTGTTTTCCGAGCCCCAGAAGCCCCGCCTGTATGAACGGTATATGGCCCGCACAGCCGCGTCCGCCAGGTCGCCCTTGCCCGCGCTGGGTTCAAGGATGCTGGCCGATTCCAGCCGTTCACGGTCAATGTCGGCCAGCATGGCGTCGGCCACTGCGGCGGGAGTGGGATAAAATGAGGCATTGTTCAACATCTTGCAGCTCCATTGTTGGTTGAAGGTTGCGCCGTCCGGCCATGTGGCACTGGCCGGACGGCCTGCGGGTTGCCTAGCTGCCCAGGGTGATGCAAAGCTGCCCCGCCGCCTTGGCCTCGCGGGCCGCCTGGCGGCAGGCATCCGGCAGCGTCCCGGTAAAGAAATGCGGTTCGCCCTCACCGTTGCGCCCCCAGAAGAACGCCCAGCACCCGAACCCGCGCGGCTGCTTCATCCACGATGCAATGTAGGCCGAGTAATCTATGGTCACGCTGTTGACGGTGCGGGAGAATGTCATGGCCTTGCTCCTTTTTGGGTTAAGTTGTTGATTTCTCATAACTTATTCATACCATAGGGGCGCTTGGCGTCAACAATAAAATCAAAAAATATCGCGTAATTATGAAAAAAATGCCCCGGAATCGGGGCAAGGAAAGACGCGGACAGGCCGGGCCTGGAATTATTGAATGGCCGCCCGCCAGGATTCAAAGCGGGTCAGGAACGCTTCAAACCCCTCTACAGGCACTTCCGCGCCCGCAAGCAGTTCCGGCCAATCGAACACCAGCTTTCCGGCATCCGCGAGGCAGCAAAGAACGCGGCGGCTTGCATTGATGGCGAAAATGTAATCCTGCCCGGCCTCATGCCCGGCTATCTGGAGGGGCCGCATCTCCCGCCCTGCCACCTCCTCAATGCGGAGGGTGCGCCGACCATCGTTGTATCTGCCGACTATCAGGACATGCTGTGCGCTCATGGTGCTGCTCCTTGGGTTACGCGGCTTCGGCGGGGGCGGGAATGAAGGGGAAATACATGATATGCTCACCGTCCGACCGGGACGAATCGGCGCAGGCTATGGCGTCCACAAACTCTGCGAGGGATATTTCCGACCATGGGCTAATATCCTCCTTGGCGAAGCCCAGAAGGCCGGAGAGCAACGAGGCTTCGGAGCAGCCGCCCAAGACCTTGATGGCGGCGCATACCGTACCCTTCGGCAGACGATAAAGCTCGCACTCGTAATCGCCCAGCTTCCAGTTCGTCAGCTCGCAGTCCACGCCGTCCCTCTCGCCCACAAAGCCGTCCAGGATGTCCAGCAGTGCCTCATTGCTCATGGCCTTGCTCCTATTTTGGTTAAGTTGTTGATTTCTCATAACTTATTCATACCATACGGGCGCTTGGCGTCAACAATAAAATCAAAAAATATCGCGTAATTATAAAAAAATTGCCCCGGAATCGGGGCAATAATGACGGTGTCGCTGCAACAATTCCCGACAGGGGATGCGGTCATGATTTGTCTGTGTTTTTTTTTGTCAGTAGCGTTCATGCACAGACAGAGATGGTTTAATGCGCTCCCTGCGCTCTTCCATCCTTTGCAGTGCCGAATGTAGCCGGTAAAACTGGCAACGCAGCTTCGCACGGTATCTACGTCCACGCTTCCCCGCGCATAGCAGCGCGACAGCCCTTTGAATCTGCGCGCAGCCCGGCGCACAATCCGTTTGCGCGGCAAAAGATGACTTGTCCAGTGCCGATAGCCCGCGAAGTCCACGCCATGACTGGCCGGGAACACGCGCGTTTTCTGGTTCAATGCCAGCCGCAACTCACATGCCAGATAGTCCCGTATCTCCGCGAGCAATCGCCACAGTTCGGCCTTGTCGTGGTGCAGAATGACAAAATCATCCATGTAGCGGACGTAATGCTTCACGCCAAGGTCATCCTTGACATGATGATCCAGCACATCCAGATAGGCATTGGCGAAAAGCTGACTGGTCAGCGCCCCAAGAGGCAGGCCGCGCCCGTTCTGAATGCAGTCGCATTTAGTCACCAGCGCATGCACCAGACGCAGCACATCCTTGTCGCCTATGGTGCGGGCGATGATGCGCAGCAGGATATCATGGTCGATGCTGTAAAAGTATTTCGAAATGTCAGCCTTCAAGACATAGACCGTGCCCCATTCCGCCTCAGCCATGTGCAGCAGGCGGGAAAGATAAAAACTGGCGGCATGAGTGCCCTTGCCCTTGCGGCAGGCAAAGCTCATGTCCATGAAGCGGCGCTCGAAGTACGGGCCGATGACCTGCACCAGCGCGTGATGCACAACGCGGTCGGCATATTCTGGGGCATGGATGACGCGGGGTTTCGGCTCATAGACCGAGAATTCACGATATGCGCCGGGCCGCCATTGCCCGGAAATAAGCTGCTCGCGCAGACGCAGCAGGTTTTCCTCCAGCCGTGCGTTGAACACCAGCACGGCCTTGTAGAAACGCTTGCACCGGGCGGCCTCACGCGCGGCCAGCACAAGATTGTCCCACTCGGTCACGCGCGGCCAGATGTTCCGTGCCGTCTTCGGCATGACTGCCCCTGCAAGGTGCCCCCGTGCCACGTTCGCCGGAAGGCTACTTGCCGCACGGGGGCGCTGTTGTTTCCCGCTTTCGCATGCGGGGGGAGGCGGTTCCCTTTTGCCCCTGTGCCGTCCCCGCAGCCGTGACCACGGGGCATCTGACGAATCGGGGCGAGAGCGGAGCGAAACCCGATATTCCAATTGCTATTGGTTCGTATATTATTCAAATTGAGCGCAAACGGGCCGCACCCGGCACCATTATTCCAATTGCCGCCGCGAAGCGCCCTCACACGAACGAACCGCCCCCTGCTGGCGGGTCTTCTTCAGCCCGCCAACTATGCGACCGATCTCCACAAGTTTTTGCGAAATCGGCTCGTGACGCCTTTCTGGAATGGCCCCGATCCTGATGCCAAGGCGCACCATGGCCAGCAAGACCTTGGCCTTTACGTCCACAAGATTAAGGTGACTCCAGCGGTTGCCGGATCGGATCGAAAGCTCCACCAGAGCGGCCTCCACTTCCCAGATGAGGTTGCGGATGTCCGCGCCCAGAGAAAATCTGTCATTCTTGGGCATGTCACGCAGGACGCAGGCAAAGACATACTCCGAGAGGTCTTCCCACTTCTGCTGTAAAATCAGGCCGCCGACAGGCTCATCCACAGCGTCCCCTCCCGCTGAAGCGTGGTGTTTTTGCCTATCATGAAAACGGCCCTGCCGCCAAGAGTCACCCGCGCAATTCCGGCGGCAGCTGACGGCCCTGCCGCTCGCTCAAATAGCTTTCCCGGCAATGATCTGCATCGCCCAAGCTGCGGGCAAGGGCATCCACCAGACGGTGCGGCCAATGCCTGATGCCGTTCACATGCCAACGCCAGCAATGGGCGCTGATGGTCTCATCCGCCCACCAAAGACCAGCAGGGCGGCGCAGCAGACGAAGCAGGGCCAAAAACGCCACAATCAACCCGGCCAAGGCATTGCCGAGCTGATCGAGGGCGATGAGCGTCTGCCGCAGATTATGCCGCAGCACCGCCCATCGGGACATTGTCTGTGTCATGTTTCACCCTGTCGCGTTCTTCGGCGCGCTTTGCGTTGTTGAATCGGTCGAGCGTCCCCACCAGATATCCGGTTATTCTGCGGATACGCTGGAAGGGGACGCCCTTCCCGACCATTTGGGCCGGATCGTCCATGGCTAGGCCACTTCCGGAAGATGGAAACTCACCTCTATGGACGCCACATCGTTCACGCTGACGGCGGCGTCGAGCATGTCCTCCATGGCTTGGCGCTGGCCCATGAGCGTGCCTGTAGCGAAGCTGAATGCCTGATGTTTGGCCAGAACGCGGCGGCAGAGTTCGTCCAGGGCAATCCCCCGCGCAGCGGAAAGCGCCTGTAGCATGGGGCACACGGCCTTGCTGTCGGCCTGATATGCCTGCGCCTCGACAACCTGCTGGTCAAAGGTCAGCACCTCATTTTCCGGATAGGTTGCCGTGATCGCGGCGGACTTGGCGTCAAAAGCGGCGTTGATTTCAGCCAGTTTGTTCTGCTTGGCCAGCTCCAGCATCGGGAAGCCGTCAATCACCTCCCATCCAGCGTCTTCGCTGTCACGCCTGGCCGTCTGGCCCACGGACAGGATGCTCCCGAATTCGTTGTCCAGCGTGGCGAAATCATCGTCGCCGCGCTTTACGGCATGAGGATATCCCCGATCTTCTATATAGGTGTCATTATCCTGCCGATACGTGGTACGGAAAGAATAGCTCATATGTTACCTCCAATTTGCTGCAAAATTTTCGACCGGCTTCGCCGGTGGGTTTGGGGAGGGGCCGTTGCCGCCTCCCCATATTGTCGCCTGATGTTTGGTCAATCCAGGGCTTCAGGGTTTCAGGTTTCAGGGTTTCAGGAAACGAAAGCGGAGCGAAACCCGAGAGACCAATTGCTAATGGTACGAATATTACCCAAATAGAGCGCAAACGGGCCGCACCCGGCACCATTATTCCAATGGCCGCCGCGAAGCGCCAAGCGTTCGCCGAAATTTCGTGTCCATATCCCTCCCTGAACGCCCGTAGTACCCATGGGCATGATGCCGAGGAGCTTCAACAGGGGCGGCACGGTCACGCCGGAGGCGGCGGCAAACTCCGTAATTGTGCTGTTGTTTGCGGAATTGCTGCCGGAGAGCTTGTTCTTGATGGTCGTGGCCAACGTAGGCGTACCCACGCTTACGTTGCTGCCGTCGCCCGTCTTCGGGGCTTCCACCTTCAACGTGTTCGCCGTGCCGGGATTGACCAGCGTTCCAGCCTGAAGGATGGCCTTCCACGCCGCGCTGTTGGCGCTCATGTCCACGCTGGCCAGCATGGCGTCGTTGTCGGGGATGATCTGGATCTCGCCCTCGTTAAGCCGCAGGCCCGGCGTCCATTCCCAGAGGTTGCCCACGAGGTCGCTAATGCCGTACGGCGTGCCGTCGTCATTCCACGCATCCGGCCCCGTGCCCGTCAATGTGGCCGCGCCGTTTGTGGTATCGTTGCCGGTGTCGCCCGGCCCAAAGGCCGTAGTCTGCATGGTGCCTACCTGGTGCGTCTTGGCATGGTTGCGGCCCCAGTTGGTGTTTCCGTAATAGACATGATCGCCCAGCTCCTTGTAGAGCCATAGGGCGCGGGCAGCCCACGCGGCGTTGCTGCACACCCCGAAGCCCGTGCCGAGGGCGCGGCAGGCCGCGACAGCCTGATCATGGTTGACGCGCACCCACGGTGCCTGCCGGGGCTGGGTCTGCACCTTCCCCCCGCTGCTCTGGCTCGCGAGATATTTGCCGATGAGGATCTCGCTCTTTTCCACGCCGTTGACGACGAAGGCAGGATGCACGCCGCTGCCGAGAGAGGCGTCGATGGTCTCAACACGGAAGCGCGGCACAACCACCATGATGTGCGGGTTGCCGTCATTGTCGCGCACCACAGTGTTGCGCCCCCCTGACGCAGCCTCGATTTCAGCCCGCAGCTTGTCGCGTACAAAGGAAACAGGCGCGGCCTGCATGGAGGCAGGGGCAACATTGGAGGGCGTGGGCAGCACGGGCGGGGTATCGAACGTCTTGATGCCCGAAAGCGTTTCATTGCCGGTCTTGTGGACGCATTTGTTGCTTTCCGTTCCGATGGCAGTGTTTACAAAGGCCGTGCTGGCAGACTTTGTGCTGTTGTCTCCGGCTGTTGGCGTAGGTACCACAGGGGAGGACGAAAAAGTTTTTGTTCCGGCGATGTTTTCATTGCCGGTCCGATGTGCGGCATTCCCCAGCTGGGCCGCGCCGTTCACAACGGTCTGCTGTGCATTCTGCAGTGCAGATACAGCAGTGTTCATTGCGTTCAACAATTCTTCAGACGTTGCCATGAGTTAATCTCCTTCTGTTTATTAAGCGTCCGTTCAGGAAGCATTGCTCTCTTGATAGCCAAGCTGAGTGCCTAAAAAGGACACCATTTCTGCAACCCGTGTCTCAACTGTGGTCAGGCGGTCTGTAACTGTGACCTGATTTGCCTGATAACCTGCAAGGGCCGTTTCATACGCGCTGTGCGTGTGATTTGTTTTGCTCAACGTGTCCCACAAATCTTCCAGCGACTGGTTGCCAACCATCACCGCCCGGTGCGTGGTCATGGGGACCAGTATGACGCGGTCTCCCGCATGCGCCAATGTGACGCCATCAACAACAATGTCGTGCGACACGATCTGCGAGAATACGTTGGCAAGTAGTTTTGTCTCTCCAGACATACTGTCCCCCGTCTGTGTGCGCCGGGGCTACACAGGCCCCGACGCACAGTCAAAAACAGAGTCTGCTACTACGCACCGGCCTGCTGGGCGTCGGGATCGTAGGCTTCCACCACGATCTGCAGCTTGTCGCTGTAGTCGGTGGCGGCGGCCAGGGAAGCGCCGGAGGCGATGCCGGTGTACTTGCCCAGTTCCACGTTGTTGTACTTCAGGTTGCCGGAGGTGGCGTCGGCGGACAGGCCGTCCAGCACGGTGGCGTTGGCGTGCTCGTGCTTCTTGGCCACGGCGTCGTCGATGTCGGTCACGGTGCTGGAGGGCTTGCCCTGGATGTCAGCCCAGTTGACCACCAGGTCCATGGACTCGACTTCGGCCATCTTCGTCCAGGTCACGGTGGAGCCGGACACGGTGGACAGATACAGGGCGGCGCCGCTGGCCACGGTAGCGTCGGCGGAGGCGTCGATGACCCAGCAGAGCTGGCTGTCGATGACATCGGTGAGGGCGTCGCGGGCGGTGATGTCAGGCGCTTTCAGCACGGGCGCCTTGTTGGCAAGGGCCGACTCCAAGCCGCTGATGGAGGTGTTGGTCTCGGAGATGAACTGCGACAGGAACTTTTTCGTCGCCTTGTCGTAGACGTCCTCGGAGTAGAACTGGACCAGGGAACCGTTCTTGTAAATCTTGCCGAGATTCAATGTGGCCATGATGGCACTCCTTTGGGGAAAAAGATTAATGAGTTAGGCGTGTTCCGCCTCTTCCACTTGCAAAACGAGCGCGGCCCCCGAGGGAGCAACGGCGTTATTGCCTACTATACTGACAGGAGCCACCACAGATCCGCCCACGGCTGTGTAGCCGGAGGGAGCCATGGACTCGCTGAAAACCGGCGTGACGGATGTGGCCATGCCGCTTTTGAGCTCAAGTTCCAAATTTGTGATGCGATCCAGAGCCAGAATGGTCTCCCTGGTATGCGCGGCTTCGCGCAACTCGCGCAGGGTCTCCTGCTGCTGATGCTCCAGAAGGGCGACCTCAATATCGTTTTCGCGGGCAATGCGGGCCAGTTCTGCCTTTGTGATACGATCCGACAGACGTACATCCCGTTCCATGGCGGCAGTCTGCACGATCAGCGCAGCATCCATCTCTGCCCTGAGCACACGAAACTGCTCTGCCGTGGCGTAGCCCTCGTCCATGATGTTGATCGTCACCTGTGCGTCAGTGCACTGGATGATGGGAACGGTCACGGTATGGGTCAGCGACTGGCCATCCGTAGGCAGCACCTTGTAGTAGCGGGCATGATTGGCGTAGGCGTACAAGACATCTTCATCATCACCCTCCAAGTGCCCGATGACGCCCTGCTCATAAATCCACCAGCCGCCGATATGTGCCGGGATGGTGGCGTGTAACAGCGTCACGTTTCTGTCGTGTTCGTCACGCGTCTTGGTGTCGATGGGCATGCGGTACTGTTCATGCACAAGGGCCGTAACGGATGGGTCAGGCGTCACCGCCTGCATGTTGGCGTCGCCTACGGCGATGTGGCTCAAGACCACGGCCTTGCCTTCGGCCAGTGCGCGGGCTTCGAGCTCCGCGCCCGCGTCCGTTAGGACGGCATAGTATTTCGGGGTTTCTTCGGACATGGCCTACTCCTGTTCCGCGCGGGCAAAGCCCACGCGCGATGATGTTTGCGCGGCAAAGGCAATCGCCGTGCGACAGTTGATGGGCGGATGTGACTCCTCCCCGCCAAAGGCCACGCGGGAGGCGGTCTGCGCGGCAATTCCGATACCCACAACATGGGAGGCGGACGGTTGCCGCAGGGGCGAATGCCACGCAACAACCTTGCCGTCCCTGACGAGCGCCACGCTGGATATTGTCTGCGAGGCAAATCCAACAGCGAAACGATGACGTGGACGCAGTGGGCACGGAGGCGGAAAGTATGGGGTGATGCGACCTGCTGTGTTCCCGTCCACACGCAGGTAACGAGTATGGCGTTGAGCAGACGGCAACGGGGTATAGAAATACGGCGCTATGCGACTTTTTGTGTCGCCATCCACACGGATGTAGCGAATTGGACGGACAGAGCTTTCCTTCGTAGGCGCGAACCACAGCCCCAGCGAGCTTTCCGTAAGGCCACCTGTGCTCACGCCCGTAAGCTGCCGCTGACGCGGCGGCTCCGGCGTGATGAAATAAATGGCCGTGTTCCGGCAGGCCGTGATACCGGAGAGTGCCAGGGCCGTGCGCTCCCGCAGGGAAACCGGGGCGGGTTCTTTGAACCGAAGACTGTTGGTAAACGTACCCGTGCGGCTGCGCAACCCTACGCACACATGCTCATACAGGTTTTCCGTGCTGCGCGTTTCAAGATAATCCAACCAGCTGCGGACATTTTTATATTCGGAGATGAGTCGGAAGGCGTTTGCAGCGCTGGTCGCATCAAATACCTCCCCCGTCACGTCAAGGCTGACTCGGAAGAAATAGGGGCGGCCACCGTAACTGAACCATTCCGAAAGCTCTGTCGGCAACCGCAGGGCGGTCACCAGGGCATTCTTCACTGCCCAGGGAGTGCCCTTGCGACGATGCAGCAAGAGGCTGCCCTGAACGAGTTCCCGTTTGGCCTGTATATCCACGGTAGCTTCGTAGCCCTCCACATGGAGCTGCCAGGCAAGTATATCCAGCACGTTGCCCGGCAACTCTGCCAGCCCATCGGAGAGGTCGGACAGGCGCGTCATGGCCGAAAGCATGGGCACGGGGTTTACAAAACCGCTGTCATTGGCCAATCGGGCATAAAGCAGCACGTCGGGGATGGCCCGTACGGATTTGATGAACGCAGCGTCGAGGGCGTCGGCCGCCGCCCGCATGGTGGGGTCGGCCGCAATGGAATGCACGAGAAGATCGCGGAACGGCGTGGAACCGAGATACTTACTCATCTTCCACCCCGCCGAACTGGAGATTGATGTCCGTCTCCCGGGCAATCTGCGTGGCCGTCAGGGCGGTGAACGCGGGCAGGGAGAGTTCCACCCGCTTGGCCCCGGCCTGCTGCACCAGGGAGATGAGGCGGCTGGGAACGATGTCGCGCCCCGGCTTGCTCCGCTGCCAGATACGGTAGCTCTCCACTGCGGCCTCGACCGCCGCCGTGATTCCGGCCAAGAGAGCCGCATCGGAGCGGTGGATGTACCAGCACCCGGCGACGGCGTACTCGACCACGTCCGGCGCAGCCACACGGAGGGTGTCGGTCAGGGGGCGCACGGTCTCTGCGGACAGCGCATCCTCAACTTGAGCAATCACGGCGGCATCAGGCAGTTCCCCGCCGGTCAGGACAAAGCGCACATCCACCACGCCCGGCTCCGGGCTGTGGACGCTCACGGCGCTGATGTCGGCACTCACCTCAAGCACCCGCGCCTCGTATTCGCCGGAGGAACCGGCGACGGTATAGCTCTCCGGCGCGATCCGGATGCGCTCGCGCAGGCGCTCGTCGTCCTCAATGTCCGCGCCGTCAACAGATGTGGTGACGTTGGCCACCCCTGCGATGTACGGCAGGGGGTCAACCAGACGATTGATCTGGCCGGGGACAAGGCCGGTGGATGTCGCCCCGGCAAGGGCGCTCTGCGCCACGGCATCGACAAAGAGCGCCCCCGCCGGAACTTCTGTGGAGGATAGTATGGAAAAAATTATGGAGCCGTCCTGCGTGGACACGCGCGTCCCAGCGGGCACGGGCACGGCAAAGCCCAGAGCTTCCGACACGGAAAAGCGCATGAGGCATGTGGCGTTCTGCGCGGGAATGCGCGTCACGCCCATGAGCGCGCCGAGGTGATCCAGGTGCGCGCCCGTGGCGTAGGCCAGCAGATTCTGCTTTCCAGCAAGGTCAATGAGGCCGTTCTGAATGCTGACTGTGTAGGCGAGCGATTCGAGAAACAGGCGCACAGGGTCGCCAGGCTGCAACGTAACTCCCGAAAGAGCCTCATAGGCGGTGATGACGGCGGACTGCACCTCCGCAACGCTCTGTGGCGCAAAGCTGATGGAGGGAAGGAGGTTAAGATTGACGGAACTCATTCTCATACTCCTCTCTGACAGACACCGTGACCACACAGCGAAGGACGCCGTCCGCCGTTTCCGTTGCCGTCGGTTCCGGGAAGGCGATGCTCTTGAACCTGATGCGCGGGACGTATTTTTCCAGCTGCCGCGCCACCTCCGCGATGATGAGCTGCTTGGCGGCAGGCAGAGGCCGGTCAATCAGCTCCCAGCTCACCCCGAAATCCCTGTCCAGAGGAACACTGCCCTTGCGCGTGGCCAGCACCGTGCGGATTTCCTGCGCAAGCTGGCGAACCCCTGTGGCCCCCACTTCCACGGCCACGGGCTTGGTGGTGTCCACGGTCAGATCCATCAGTTGTACTCCTTCAGGGTCAGGTCAGCCGTGGCGGACCAGGTGCTCCCGGCGTGGATATGCTTGTGCGCCACGTTCACGGATTTGAGGACGTACATGCCGAAGTAGCTGAAGCCGAGCACCAGCGGCAGCTCCTGCCCCGTAAGGGACAGGGCGCGCAGGGCAAGCAGGCGGGCGTCAACGGAGAGGCCGTCGGCAATGATGGGATGGATAATGACCTGCAGCGTCACCGTATCCAGCTCCCGCCCCGTGTGCTGGAGCCTGGGCAGGCCGGAGACGACCTTGTGCTCCGCGAACACGATTTCACGGCTGCGCTGCAAGTTGCGGAACGTGGCCACAACTTCATCGGTGACGGTGAAGGGGAACACCCCAAAGACGCCCTGCATGCTCATGCCTATCCACCAATGATGACGTTTGGCGAACCCTGCGCCGCTGATCCGCCGCAATCGACCGCATCGCCGATCCGCGAAACGTGAATCCCGTTGACAAAAACCGTGCTGCTGCCGGCCGCCAAGTGCGGCGTGTGCGGCACATGCGCCGGGCAGCCATGAACCACATAGGGGTCGCCAATGCGGCAGACCGGGATGCCGTTGGCAAAGACGTTTGGCGAACCGGCGCTCAAGGGCACGGGGGGACAGGCGTCATGGCCTGTATTGTTGTCGCCAATGCGCGTCACAGGTGGCATCAGTTGATCCTCACGTTGGCGCCCTGAATAGTGAACTCGCCATCGGCCTTGATGGTGATGCCGCCGGTTGCATGAAGCATCACATCCCCCTTGACCTCGCCGGTGAGCTTGTGCTGCGCGCGGTCGTATTCGAGCGTAGTCCCGTCCTTGAAGGTACGGTGCGTTTTTTCGGGATCACTGACCGGGGGCGTCTGCCTCCCGTACATGGCGCCGACCACAAAGCCCTGCTCAAGCCCGTAGGGCAGGAAAAGGCAAAGCACCTGGTCGCCGATGTCCGGCAGGTCATAGTGCAGGTCGCCGGAGGCGCGCGGGCAGAGAACCGGCAGCCACTTTGTGGTGAGCTTGGCCGTCACGGTGTCGCGCAGCTCCACCTGGACGCGGTGCTTTTCCGCCTGGCGGGAAGTCACAAAACCCACGCGGATGAGCTGGCTCATGTGATCCATGATTTGCTCGTTGGTCATGCTCAATACTCCAGCGCCTTCTCCAGCTCGACAGAGGTGCGGTAGCCGCCGGTGAAATCCACGGTATGCTTGGCCTGACGGATGACGTAGGTGCTGTCGAACTGCCCCCAGCCCTTGAGGTCGAGGATGCACCCGGCCACAAGCCGCGTGTCGCCCATGCCGTCAAAGCTGCCCGTGATCTCCTGGCTGTTCTTGTCCCGCAGCTCGGCGCGTGCCACGCGCTCGGCCTGAGCGGGATGCTCAATGCGCTTGTTGATGGTCAGCACCTTGCCGGTCGAGGGCGGCTCTTCCGGCTGGAAGCTCTTGTCCGTGGTGTCCGAGGCGTCCGCGTCCGTGTAGCCCACGCGGCATTCCGTGTAGATGCCGTTCATGGTCTTTCTGAAGCGGAAGCCGGAGGCATCGGCTTCCTCTCGCTTGTATTCCAGCGGGTCTGTGGCATCCGCAGTCTGGCCCATGTAGACGATGACGCGGCTCTTCTTGACCGCAAGCCGCAGGCCCTGCTCCTTGCAGATGCGCTGCATGAAGGCGAGGTCGCTTTCCTGCCGCTGCTCCACGCGCTCAAATACGATTTCCGGGGCCTTGTAGAGCGTATCCAGCCCGGCCTCCCCGGCGATGTGCGCAATCACCTGCGCCATGGGGCAATCGCCCCAGGCGCGCGTCTTGCGCTGGTTCATGAGCGAGGACTTGACCACGGCGGGTACGGCCTTGATGGCGATACGGTCGCCGTCCGTGCCGTTTTCCAGCTCAATTTCGTCACACTCGAACTCGCCACAGTCGATTTCGCCGCTGTCGCCAAAGCCGTGCCAGTTGAAGGTGCGGATTTTGGCCGCGATGATGTCACCTGGCCTGGGCATCCAGTCGCCCTGAAAGAGCCGCTCACGGTCTTCCAGCGAGAGCTGCAAATCATCCAGCTCGTCGTCGGACTTGTCCGTGTAGTCCAGGCTCAGGAGATAGGGCTGCAAATCCCTGGTCACATCCTTGCCCTTGATGCTGATTTCCACTTCGGCGCGTCGCATGCCTACATCCTCTCCCACGGCGGCAAGGTGCGTTCAGGCTCCACGGTCGCGGCGTCGGGGACGGAAAGCCGCATTTCTCCGGGGAACTCCAGGCAGTCGGCCTCGTCCACATTGGCCCGGGCCACATCGGTCATGGCCAGTTCCGAATTGAGCCGGGCCAGGGCGATCTGATCCCACATCTGACCCTGCGTGGTAGTGTGCTGCTTACTGGGCATAGGCCACCCTCCTGTCCTGTGCGGAGATGTCGGACAAGGCGCGGCGCACCATGCGCTCGAATTCCGGCCCCAAGGCCGTAAGGCGGCGCTGTATGGCGTCCGCATTGCCGCCACCCACGTTGAAGGTCTGGTGCAGGCTCACCTGCACCGTGCCGTTGCCGCCGTCCACCGGCGCGCCGGATTCGCTGCGCCCTCTGTCAGGCAGATTGATATTGCCGGGAAGGTATGGGCCATGCTTGCCCATGAACGGCAGGACGGAGGTGACATCTGACGAAAGATCGCCCACCAGACGGGTTGCCGCTTCTGGCAGGTCGCGCAATGCCGCGCCCGTCGTGGAAAGCATGCCGCTCATTCGTCCGCGCAGGCCTTCGAGAAGGCCGCCCATGACGGGGGCCGTCCGCGCCCGCAGCCCGGTAGCGGGGGCGGGTACGGACGCGGACGGCGTGGTGGACGCCGGCGGCGATGGCGTACCAGTGGGGATGGCAGATGCAGGCGTGGAAAGCTGGATGGGCTGCTGCGGCAGGGCTACAGGCAGGGGCGCGGACTTCTCCGGCTCCAGCGTCACGCCCTTCTTCTGTCCGGGGAAGTTCTGCACGATGACCGGCAAGGGCTTGGCGGCCACAATGGCCGTGGCGTTGCTGACCGTGGGCATTGTGGTTCTGGTCGGAGACGCGGAAGCGCCGGAGGCCGTGGAACGGCCTGTCCCGGTGACGGACTGCCGCCCGCCGGAAGCGGAGGCAGTCGATACGCCGGAGACGGGCAGCGGCGCGCCGCTGGTTCTTGCCGCGCCTGCCGGAATGTACTGCGTGGTGAAATTGCGGTTGTCCCCGGCAAGGCGCACGATGGTCGTGCCGGTGCCTGTGCTGCGTGAGGATGCGCCGGAACCACGACGGGAACCGCCCCCGCCGCGTCCCTTCTTTTCTGGAGCGCTCCCCGGCGTAGCAGCCATACGCCGCATGAACTCATCATCAGTGACTTTGGGTGCCGGAGGCGTGGCCGCAGCGGGCTGCTTCGGCTTGTTCATCTGTTCAAAAGCCGCAGAGTTGGCCCTTCGCGCCGCAGCGGTGGATGCACGCTCCTTTGCTTCGGAACGTCCAAGGGCACGAGCCTGCATAACCGTGCCGCTTTTGTTGTAGGCGTCACTGATGCCCTCGCCGATGGCCGTGCCGACGCCCTTGGCCCCTTCCGCGATGTCTGAGGCTGCGCCGAAAATGGAACCCACCGCGCTCTTGATGCTGCCGATGACATCAGTCACCCATTTGAACATATCCGCGAGCCATTCAAACAGCCCTGCGAACACGCTGCGTATGCCGTCAGCAATGCCGCTGAAGAAATCCGTCACGGGTGTCCAAACGGCAGAGATGCCCTCCCAACACGCCTGGGCGGCAGCCACGACGCCGTCCCACACGCCGCTCAAAAAGCTGGAGACGCCTTCCCAAATCCCTGTGACAAAGGTCGCCACGGGTTCACAACTTGTTGCAATCCAGTCCCAGGCGCTCGAAACAGTAGTGCAGATGCCTTCCCATAGGCCGCCAAAGAAATCGGTGAGCCAGCCCCAGGACATGGTCAGCCCCTCAAGGCAGGTACTCCCCGCAGAGGTGATCCATTCCCACGCGCCGGAGGCCAGGTTGCAGACGCCATCCCAGAGGTCGCCGAAAAAGCCCGTGATGCCTGACCAGATTGACTGCACCAGCTCAACGGCTGCATCGGCGGCAGCGGCGATACCCTCCCACACGCTGACGGCGAAGCTGCCGATGCCACTGAAAATATCCGCAACGAAACCGAACGCCTTGCGCCAGACGCCGATAATGAAACCGGCATAGGCGCGGATGCCGTTCCAGATGGTGGCAAACGCATTGGAGATGCGCTCAATGGACGGCCCGATGCGCGAAGCTATGGCAGGCCCGACACTGGTGAAGAATGTGACGACACCCGCGAAAACGTCTGTAACCCAGTCAATCACGGGGCCGACGGCATTCTTGATCGTATCGCACACGCCGCTGATGACCGGGGATATTTCCTCCCAATGCGTGATGACATATTCAGCGGCCATGCCCAGGCCGACCACCAACGCCCCTATGCCCGTACCAATCAATGCGCCCTTGATGCCTATGCTCATGATGCGGGCAGACGCGGCCGTCAGGGAGAAGCTCCTGCGCAGAGAAGCCAGCCCGGACTTCATCTGCGTAAAGGCCCGGACTGAAATGTCCGCCAGCTTGCCGGGAGCATCCGCCACCGCCAGGTACGCCCGGCGCAGGCCGAGGACGCTTGTGGCCATGCCGTTTACCAGCAGGCCAAAGGCCAGCCCACCAACGGCAAATGTGGCAAGAGCTGCGGCACCTCCGGCAATGACGGCGGTCAGCGTTTCGTGCTTGCTTGCGAACTCCGTCACCCCGTCGATAATGCCGCGGAAGACTTCAATACCCTTGTTGACGGCGGGCAAAAGCGCGTTGCCAACAGTGATGCCCAGATTCCGCGCGCTGTTCCTCGCCAGCATAAGGGCGTTGGCAGTCGTCTTGCTGCGGTTGGCGAACTCCGCCTGCATGGCTCCGGCATACCTGGATTCGTCCGCCGCCAGCTCAAGGTTTTCCTTCACCAGGTCAAGGCTGTCGAGCAGGGGCGCTATGGCCCCCATGCTTTGCGTGCCGAAGAGTTTCTGCAGGACAGACAGCTGCTCGGCCTTGGGCAGCTTTTTGATGGCCTCCAGCACCGCCGTGATGGCTCTGGGGCCGTCCTCCTGCATGTTCCTGGCCAGCCCCACCGCATCAATGCCAAGTTTGCGCAGGGCGGCATCCTGCGACTTGGTGGCGGACGTTCCTGCCGTCATGGTCAGGATGAGATTCTTGATGCCCGTGGCCGCGATTTCCGGCGCCACCTTCATGGACGTGAGGGTGGCCGCCAGCGCCGTCATGGGCTTGGCAGCCACACCGCCCACATTCCCCAGCGGGCCGATGCGGCGCACGACATCGGCAATGTCCTTTTCGGCTGCCGATGACGTGTTGGCAAACTGGTTCATGAGGTCGAGCACCTTGCGCGTTTCCGGCAAGGTCATGTGCAGCGCGGAACGAAAACCGCCAATGGAATTGGTGGCCTCTTCCGTGCTCATGCCGAAGGCCACGGACATATGCGCCGCCATCGTGGCGAAGTCGTTCAACTCCTTCACGTCGGTCATGCCCTGCTGGCCCCCTGCGGCAAACAGGGCCGCAAGTTCTTCATGGGCCAATGGCAGGCTTCCGCTAAGGGATTTGATGGCTCCTTCCATCTCGTAATACTTGCCCGTCAACTTGCCGGAATCGTCGCGCATGCCGTCAATGGTCTTGGCGGCGTCTGCCATAGCACTTTCAAACTCCACGGCGCTTTTGATGGGCAGGGCCACACCCATGACTTGCCCGGCAGTGCTCATGAGGCGGCCTTGCAAGTCGCTTCGCTGGCTGCGCAGCTCATCCGACCGTGTTTGCAAGCCCACCAGCTTCGCGCGACGGGCATGGGCCTTGCCCATGCTGGCGGACAATTCGCTGTAGGCGTTGGAAAGGCCGCGCACGGAACCGGCAGCGTTGCGTGCCTCGGCAATGGTGGTGCGGTAGCCGTCATTTGCGCGGCGCAGCTGGCCGGAGAGCCGGTTTACCGTATTTTCGGCCAGCTCAATCTGACGTTTCAGGATGCCCGTGGCCCCGCCGGCAGCCGTGGCGCGGGCACGCAGGTCGTTCAGCTGACCAGTGGCCACGCGCAGGGATGCGCCGTACTCCTTTATCTGGGCGCGTTGCCGCATCATTGCTGCGCCCAGCTTGCCCTCCGGGCTGCGCTCCATGTTGCGGATGGCCTGCGAAATACCCTCTATCTGCCCCTTCGCGCCGCGAAAGGCCGAACGGAACCCCGTGCCGAGGTTCCCATTGAGGGTGAATGTCATGCCGATTTCACGCGCCACGGTCCTTCTCCAACTCCTGCGCCGCCAGGGCGTAGTCTTCCAGCTCGTCCACGGTGAGTGCCCGGATGTCGGCACGCGACCATTTCGCGTACCGACCCAGAGCGATCATCGCCTTGCGCAACTGCATCAGGCGCTCTTCTGTTCCTGCGGTTCCTCCGCCTTCGATTCTTCCTTTTTCGTAGGGCGCGACACGGCATCCGCCGCCTTGCGGATGGCGGTGTAGTCCTCCGCATCCATGCCGCGCAGCTTGTCATAGGGGATGGAAGTCAGGATGGAGAACAGGCAGATTTCCAGCGTAACGCGGTTCTCGCCGCGCCCCATGCTGATGGCCTGCTCCATGGCGTCCTCCTCATCCCCCACGCAGGGACGACGCACGTCGATGGTGGTGTACGTCTGCCCGCCGATGGTCAGCGGCTCCTTCAGCGTGACTTGCTCAACCTTTTTCATGTGTCACCTTCCTACACGCTCAAGCCGAGGTTCTTACGGGTCTGCGCCAGCAGATCGTTGCCGTTGACGCGATGGATGAAGTTCAACTTGTCGTGGATGAACTTCTCCTCGCCGTCGAGGTAGACTTCGAGGCGGGTGACCTCGAACTCCATTTCATTGCCGTGCTTCTTGCCCATTTCCAGCGAGCCGAGCGTCTCCGTCTTGAGCCTGCCGAGGAAGTTGATGCGGTAGGGCTTGGTGGTGCGGATGTGCGTCACCGGATCGACAACCTGCAGATCGCCATAGCACTCGTAGAGGGCGGATCTGGTCCAGTCGAGGGAGTCGAAGAAGGGATGCGTGGCGCTGGTCATGGTCATCTTGACCGTCATGGACTGGGTGAGGCCCACGACAGGGGTTTCAATTTCCCCGGCGAGGCCCGCGCCATTGAGGGTTTCCGTCATGTAGCCGATTTCGGGCATCTCCAGCGTGGCCGTGCCCAGGTAGTCCTTGCCGTCATGGTAGACGCGGAAGGCGACCGTTGTTTCCGACTGATGATTTCTCATGGTTGCTCCTGTTTTCGCCGCCAGGAAGGCGGCGGGCCGCGCAGCCCTCGCATCCCGCACAGGACGTGCGGGGGCGAGGCATGGTTAGCTGAACAGCACGCTCAAGTTGTCAACATCGAACTCGAAAGCCGCCTCAATATCGCGGGCAGCCGGGGGCGGCGTGAAGCGGATATGGAAGCGGACGATGCCGTCGATGAGGTCTGTGACCGGGTTCTCCGGCTCCTCAAAGGAAATGGAGCCGCCAAGAAGGATTTCGCGGGCGGTGTAGCCGTCCAGGCGGATCTGCTCCGACTTCAGGATGGTCTGGATGAATCGGCGGGTCAGCGGTGAATCCACCTTCTGGAAGTAGGTCAGCACGAAGGTGTTGCGGTACCAGTTGAACATGCGCCGAATCGGCTCCTGGCAGTCCTTGGGGTCGGTATTGGTGGGGTAGCAGCTCATGCGGCCGCCCCAGCTGCGCAACCCGCCGTCCCAGTTCAGGGCGGAGAAAATGCCCTCGCCGTTGAGGTAGTTCACCTTCTCCATGCCCAGCGAAAGCTCCTTCCAGGAACCGTCATCCTCCTCGTAGCCGATGGATGTGATGGAGAGGTTCTTGTTGCTGGCGCTCTCGTAGGGGATGCCGCCGTTCTCATAGTCCGTCTTGCTCATGAGGCCGGTGAGCTGCGTGGCCAGGCCGAAGACCATGTCGCCCAGCTTCACCTTTGGCCA